TTAAAGAATTTAAAAAAAATTATGGTCTTTATAAATGGGACGGACCTACCACAAAAACAATACAGATTCTTCAACAAGTGTACAATGGCAGAGTTGATGATTATGTTATATATAATGATAAAACTTTGTTTAAAGATAGATACGCAAATTATGACGCCAATAGTCATACATTTAAAAGTTAGAAATAAGAGTGTAATTTATAAACTTACACAACTATTTTCTATTATTTTTATAAAAAACAACATCATATGGGTCGACGGATTCTCCGAAATATGTTCCTTTGTGATAAGGGTCTCCTTCTAATGAATTTGGGTTTATATCCGTATTTATATTTATGTAATCAAGTCCTTTATATTTTGGTAAAATACAATTAATATTATACCCTTTTTCTATTGCTTTTTGTGATAAACCAACCTCTTTGTTACGAACCACGTCTGCAAAAGTCATTTTATTTATTTCTTCTTCGTTGAAAAAATTATAATCCACAAGTTCTTGGAAATATTTTCTGTCTACAGCAAAAAACATACTTTGGACGTGTGGGTTTACATTTTTTTTTTTATTCTCGCTGAGACAAAAAAATTGATGGCTACATATATTAATAGAAGTTCCCACCAGATGTACGTTATCGTCAAACAATTCTGTGAAATATTCGTACCATTTTTTTCTTTCATCTCTTAAATATGGACCTTTTACAGATGTATTAATAAAGAAATAATAGTCGTATGGTTTTGTAAGATGATTATTTACAATATAGCTATATGCACCAAAATCAAAACCTTTATTTTCTCTAGAAAAGACAAACACATTATTTTTTTTTGGTATTTCTAGTGAATTGTCACCATTTATTATAATATAATAATCCACATCTTCCAATATACCGTTTTCCAAAAAATATTTGAAATTTTCTTTATAATCTTCGTTTTTTTCATAATAATTGTAGACTACGCATATTTTGTTATATTCGTTCGTTAATTTTTCAATTCTATTATTATAAAATGTATAAACCAAAACACCAATTATAATGGATAACAATAACAATAAGAGTAAATAATAATTTATATTTTTGAAAATTTGTTTCATATATATATCAGTGAAAATTAATTCAAAAACAGGTAAATCATCTAAATTGGATAGATTTGTCTTGTGGTTATGAAATGCAAACGGTTTAATAAAAAATTGATATCGTTATCTGTTCAATCGATGTCAATCAACAAATGAACAACCTACGCCCGAATCAGGTCAAAGCCATAAAAGAATCCGTGGCCAATGATTTTACATCCGGAATACATTATCATGCAACAGGTAGTGGTAAGTCCTGGATAGCCATGCACATCATATTACGATTTTTTGAAACCTATCCCAAACACAATGTGATGTGGATATGCGAAAAGAAATCCATTTTGATTGAACAATTTAATCGCGAAAATTTGAAAGAGCGTGATTTTGACCATATCTTTAAAAAATACAATATACTGAATTTCGCTGAGTTTAAATTAAGCGAGTGGACAGCTAGTGTAAATAGTGCCGTATTTTGGAATAAACCTGTACTATTAATTATCAATCGCGCATTTCTTACATCGGGTGATAAATATAAGAAAATACGATTGCCTTTTCATTTGATTATTCATGATGAATGCCATACCATAATCAATAAAACTACGCGCCAATTTTACGATTTTATCTTAGAACAAAAAACGGCGCCCAAATGTATTGGGTTTTCTGCTACACCCAACATGTCATACGAACCTTATAAACAGATTCTAACCTCGTATTCTATTTACGATGCGTTTTTGGATGACGTTATTGTTCCTCCAAAAATCAAATGGTTTTCGTGTGATGATATTCTTCCTTATGATGATATAGTTTGTTTGGTAAAACGCGAAATCGAAAAACAGCGGCTGCCCTATCGAAAAATAATTGTCTGGTGTGGCATGATAGAATTATGTAGTGAAATGGCAAAACTATGGTCTGGGCATTTTAAAGATTATTTGATATGCGTGGACACATCCAGGGCATCTGATGGCTATGCTACATATGAAGAATTTGACAGGGTTGAGCGCCAAGCCATATTGTTTTGTGCAGCCAAACATCGCGAAGGTTCAGATATTAAAAACCTAGATTGCTGCGTATTCTTGGATAAAGTAGAAAATCGCTGCCCAAAAGTATTCTTACAATGTATTGGTCGCGTTTTACGACTCGATAAATCACGCCAAAAAAAATTCGGCCTAGTCATTGATGTACGTGCTAAAAATTCACTTATGATATGTAATCATCTAAATCATTATTTGAATTTACCCGCAGATATCTTTCCATGGTCTTATAATTACGAGACACATGTTCATGGAAAAAAACTGGTACGTATCAACGATTTGACAATGTGTAAAAATACATCACTTCCCTGTCCTGAGTCGGAGTCACTGTTTGTGCCAGAGACTATCGATGAACTAAAATCCCTGTTTATTCGTACCATTCCGAATGAATCTGCTTATATTGAACGACTTGCTTATGAATTAAATATGCTTCATGAAAAGAATTTGATAGTTCATTTGGCACAAGCAATTCAAATTCTACATATGACCAAACACATTCCTCATGTAACACGAGGTTCTTGTGGTTCATCCTTGGTATGTTATTTACTCGGTATTAGTCATATTGACCCCGTGAAAAACAATATTAAATTTGCGCGATTCCTAACTGAATATCGTAACAATTTGCCGGATATCGACCTTGATTTTCCGCATAATTTACGCGATGAGGTGTTTTTGAAAATAGCACTTACTTGGCCAGGAAAAGTTGCGCGTATTAGTAATCATGTTTATTACCAAGACAAATCCGCACTTCGTCAGGCGATTCGTAATGCCGGTGTTCATAAATTTATAGGTAAACACGAAATCGAAGCGGAGATAAAGAAAATGCCGAGGGAAACACAGCAATTTATTCGTAAAGAAAAAGATGCGCTTGAAAATACATTTCGTGGTTATTCTCTTCATTGTGGTGGTATTGTTTATTATCCCGATGGTATTCCCGAAGATTTGCTTTTGGAGACAGACGGTACAAATCGCGGCGCGCTTAAACAAATCACCATGAACAAATATGATATTTCCAAGGAGAAGAATTTCAAAATCGATATTTTATCGAGTCGCGCCATTAGTCAATGTTACGAAATTAACAAATATTGTGATATTGTATTCGATGAATTCACCTACGACAAAAAAACATTTGACATGCTTCATCGCGGAGACAATATCGGTATTATTTTGGGCGAATCTCCACTTATTAGGACAGCTTTTATGCGGTTTAAGCCGGTAGATATTTACGGTCTAGCTGTATGCTTATCTATTATTCGTCCTGCGGCGGCTGATGCCAGAAACTGTATGGATTCCGAAGATTTTGATAAAAATATTATATTTGATGATGACGCTATTGACCTCATTGGGAAACATCTGAAGGTGGATGATGGAATCGCTGATAAATATCGCCGCGCTTTCGCAAAAGGAGACCCTAAGGGAATCGCGGAATTTCGAAAGCTTTTGACACAATATCCGAAAGATAAACAAAAGGAAATCATGCAGCGTCTTTCGAATTTATCGCGTTATGGATTTTGTAAAGCACATGCGTATTCTTATGCGCAGCTAATTTGGAAATTGGCATATATGAAGGCGAATCATCCTTATGAATTTTGGAAAGCCACGCTCAACAATTGTGTTTCATCTTATCGAAAATGGGTTCATTATTATGAGGCAAAGCTAGCGGGCATAGATTTCACAAAACAATTGTTGAAACGTGACGATGTATCTATTTATGCGACGAATCGTAGGAAAAAGATTGATAATTTTAGTATGCAAGACCAGGTACGAAAATACGGATATTGGTTAATGAAAACCGACGACTTCTTTCCTGGTTGTTATTTTCGGACGAACGGAGAAACGTATCAATTCAATGGACTAATTGCTTCATCGCGGATTCGTAAATATAAAAACGGTAAACGCTTAATGTTATTTATTGGAGTCGAACGCTCAAAATATGTCCAAATCAATATTGATAACGTAAAATTCTATAGTGATAAACACATCGGCATAGAAGGAAGCGGGCTCATGTTAACGAAAGATGATATAAACTGTCAAATCATTACTACGGAGAAATTTAGGTTTTATTAATAAAATAATATAAAACTAATTATATATTATTCGTAATGCGTTTCTTCAAGAATTTAGTAGTTAAAATTTTTTATGAACCCAAAAAGATATTGGGTCGCTGGCATCTCAACGATTGTAATAAAAAGGTAAATAAAAAGATAGATTATTCGAACGAAGACCATTGTGGTCCCTGCGGTCAATATAAGTTGCCAAATAATGTAGCCGAACCACTTAAGCATAAACCGGAATAGAATCTAAATCAATGATTTTGTCGGACGTCGATTTCGTGCGATATTGACTAAAATACTTGAATTTTAATTGATTTTCCGGCGTATGCTTATGTACTGTTCTCGAAATCATCTTATACAATTTGAAATTGGGATAACGGTCCTCGCCGTTTTTCTTATAAAGTACATTCTTTCCGTTATCGTCGTTACACCACCGTTTAATGGTCTTTTGGAATTCATCTAGTATGTTCTCGTCATCATCTTCCACGACGAAATCATATATCGAAGTGCCTAGGCGGCACAAATCAAAACTATAATTTGGTTCTAAGCGCGGTTTGTTCTCATTTAAAAACGGTTCGCAGTTATATTGAGTAGCAGCATCACCGCCACTAGCGAAACTATCGCTACAGAAAATACGCCCTTCGAAACGATAAATCGCGCGGCCAAAATCAATGATTTTGAATATTTTTCCATAGGTAGGAACTTTATAGACCTGGTTCTCAAATTTGTAATAAATAAAGGGTTCATCGGTGTTCATAAACATAATATTGTTTGTATGGAGGTCGTTATGAGTAAAACGGAATGAGCGCTGAAAAAGTAAAAGCGTCATAATGATTTGCATTAATATAGCCGAACCGTTTTCCTCATTGATTTGATTCTTCATAAATAGCTCATCTAAGGTACCGTCGCATTTTTCCAAACATATCATTTGTACCGGAAAGTCATTAATATATGCCGAAACGTAGTCCTCGTCATCGTCTTCTGGCTCATCCGAATCAAAGGATTCTTCATCCGATTCTGTCGACCAGCTACCTTCGTCATCGCCGTCCTCTTCTTCCTCTTCGCTACTATAATTTACCTCACTATTGTTCGACGAATTCGAGCTGCCCGAAGAAGACGTTGTGGTCTTCTTTACTTGTTCATATACCAATTCACCAACTTGTTCGTCGGCACCAGATTGTTCGGGCAGTAATTCTTCGTCTAGAGTTATAGTATCAATATCGAGAACATTGGATGAGATATTTAATTTCAATTTATGTCCACGAGAACCAAAATTCGTATAGTCATTGTGTTTTTCATGGTTCACCGCGAAATGCTTACCTAAGTTTTCTTTAAAAAACGCGGAGGAGCTTACGTATTCCAAATCATCCACTATATTCATTTTATATTTTTGTTGAACTCCCAAAAACGACCCATAATAATCCAAACAGTTCACCACTTTATGACTATGTAACATCTGGCTATTTAGGTAACAGAAAAAATTATCGACATACGAGCTATTGTGATAACTCGCCAATTTAGCAATCGTATCATTTGCGTTTTCACTGGATGGCAATGTTCTCGTTTTTGCGTCGGATAAATCGTATTTGCCAATCATAAATCGCAGGGGGTCTAAGAGAGGTGAATATTTGATAAATATGGGTCGATGGATTTCGCTTTTTTTGTCGCTATCAAAAACCGTGCTTAAATCTTTAATATGATATCGATGATTAAATGCTATACGGTCGCGGTTTTTTTCATTCAGCACAAAAAATTCTGAGTGGACAGGATTATAATTTTGTAGGTTCGAAATACGAAAAGGATTGTATTCGTATCTTACATCTTCGTGAGTGGGCTGAAATGTTTCTTCTAAAGAATGTAAGGAGAGCAGATTGGTTTTTGAATAATGAATTTTAAATCTGTCCATCAGTTTTGAGAACTTCTGTATGGTATTTTTAAACATTTTTTCTAAAGGACTCCTAACTAATTTATAAAACGGTTACTTCACGTAGTTTTATTCAAAATTTAATGTTTTAAAATATATATTGCAATGACTTTAGAGTTAAAAAAATTCGATATGCGCGCCATTACATTCAAGCCCGATGAAAATAAAGGACCTGTTATTGTTATGATTGGACGTCGTGACACAGGTAAATCTTATTTGGTGCGAGATTTGCTGTTTTACCACCAAGATATTCCTATTGGAACAGTTATTTCTGGAACAGAAGCAGGAAACGGCTTTTATGCTGCGCATGTACCCAAATTGTTTATTCATGAGGAATATAATACTGTATTAATTGAGAACATTTTGCGAAGGCAAAAGGCTGTGCTTAAGCAGGTTAATAAAGAGCTCGAAACCTATAACCGAACGTCGATAGACCCCCGCGCTTTTGTTATTTTAGATGATTGCTTGTATGACCAATCATGGACACGCGATAAGATGATGCGCTTGCTATTTATGAATGGACGTCACTGGAAAATCATGCTTATCATCACAATGCAATATCCTTTGGGCATTCCTCCCAACCTGAGAACCAACATAGATTATGTTTTTATTTTGCGAGAACCTTACATGACAAATCGAAAACGTATCTGGGAGAATTATGCGTCGATGTTTCCCACGCTCGAGAGCTTTTGTGCAGTCATGGACCAGACAACTGAGAATTACGAATGTTTGGTCATAAATAATAATGCCAAGTCGAACAAATTGAATGACCAAATATTTTGGTACAAGGCTCAAGGCCACCCCGACTTCAGGTTGGGCTCGAAAGAATTCTGGGATATTTCAAAAGGAATGGGTTCGGATGACGAAGACGAAGCGTATGACCCGAGTAAAGGTAAGAAGCGGACGGGCCAGCAGATAAATGTAAAGAAGACGAAGTGGTAAAACAAACTATTATTTTATAAATAAAAAAATTTTAAATTGGCTTGAGTTGTTGTAACAAAAACTGCTTTTGTTGTAACAAAAGCAAGATTATGAGAAGCAAACATTGCTTTTTAAATAAAGAGCAATCAAAACAACGTGTCGCAAAAAATTGAATATATTTGTATTTATTCATGAAAAAATAAATATAAATGCGCGGTAAACGTTGTTCGGGTGGACAGGCCGGCTGTAAAAACTACGTGGGTGATTATAAAGACGTAGACGACGTGGGTTGTTGTAAAGCATGCGACGATTACATCGATGAAAATCCGTATGACCCTTATTGGGAACAAATGGAACAAGCGTTCGGAGATTCGCCAGAATACGAAGAAGCCGAAAAGTCTGGGCTTTTAGAGCACGTAGGTGGTTACGAAAAGGCATTCGAAAAATTCCAGGAGACGTATGAACCCTGGCCAGACATGCGCAGAAGAATGGCTAAGAAAAATAAATAGGCAACAAAGTCAGTACAATAATTTTTTTCTGCTATAAATATAGTATGCAAAAGGAAGTATTTATTAGTGAACATTTAGATGCTTATCGAAATGACGAAAAAATAGTAAAAGCACTAGAAGGGCGTGTCTTGCTCAATCACGACGAATTCGTCAAATGGTATAGCCCACCAAAAATTCGCATGAGCCAGCGCAATTTAACGAAGAAAATAAACCGCCAGCCCAGTTTAGAAAAAATAGAGACCATTTCAAACGCCGTTTTAGAACTCATGGCTGAAAATGTATGTGAGAAAAAAATAGGCCGAACATATGGAATAAATGCTGTTCGTAGATTGGTCCATAGCCAATTCGATATTCTTGTTCTCGTTGAATCAAATTATCTTGCCGTAAAAGCCAAAGAAGGATATACGTATACAAAAACAGCTGCCAATAAAAAAATGAATCATGTTCTTGGATTTATTATTGTTGAAAAGGGCGAATGCCGGCGTTTACCAAATGCCTATTCCGTAAATTTAATTTGCGTACGTTCACTCAAAGACAAACCCAGGGGTTCTATCTTATTAGGTGCGTATTTATATTGTTGTAAAAAAGTCGGACAACGCTATGGACTCCTGGAACTCGCTGGCGGATATAAGAATGCAGCCGGGTTTTTTTCATATTCCAAAATGGGATTCGTAAAAAATACTACGCTTTTTGACGAACGCTGTTTCAAAGATTTCGGTAATTTGCCAATGTCCATTGATTTGGCGGATTATCGATATACGGATTTCATAGATTATGCCAGTGGCCATCGCAAATTCACCAATTTTCGTGACGATACTGGGTTCATGGACATAATTCCTGAAAAAGGAAATGTTGTACAGGAGCAGTTACAGCAAGAAATCGCGCGTTATTGTAATTTTCTCTATCAAATGCCGTTTATTTATGACGGCCTCTACAAATCAGAAAATGGAGCCGACCGGCTAATAATAGAAGACATGTTTAATGCTTATCAAGACCCTTCGCTAGATGATTGTATTGATTATTTGTATGAATCCATAGAAGACCTCAGTCGTACATTCCATGAAACGAAATACGAAAAGGGCGACGACCATTACGATAGCTACGATAGTTACGGCAGTTACGATAGTAACAAAAAAGAACCACCGAAAAAACAAAAAACCTTAAAACAAAAGCTCGCGAAATACAAAAGCATGTCCAAATCACAAAAATTGAAGCCTTCGATTTCAAGCAGACCACGCGGACCAGAGAATTTATATGTAGGCACAAAACCTCTTTCTCACTCTGGATGATTACTCGAACAATTATAGTAAAGATGACTTGTATAAAAATCATCTTTATACTCAGAATTAAATATGATATGTTTGTCATTAAATGTCGCCGTAAACGTTATTCTGCTTTTACAAAACGGTTTTGTTTTTGGAATCCGAGTCATGGTTTTTTGTCCAAAATGGTTATTATAAGCATAAAATAATTTAATTTTGTTACTATATTGTTTCGCGTAATTTGAGCGTTTTACTTCATTCGCTGTATATGTTCCTTTATAATATAACTCTAAGTAGGGGCGCATTATATTCACCAATATTTCCTGAGGGAATTCGGGGTCTATTTTTATTTTTCGTCCAAAGCGGTCACCTTCTAGCATATGTATAATTTCATAAAACAACTCATCGACATCTGTATGCATAGTAAATTGTTTAATTGCGTATTCTAATATCAATTCGTCATTTTGCTCCGCAAATTTACGTAAATTGAAATTTGTCATAAAATACTCATGAAACATTTTTGGCATGATGAAGTCCGTGCGTTTAATAAAAAAATAAATATTATATAGTGTGGATTTATTAAACGGTAAGTTAGTATAAGGATTCTTACAAGGCAGTGGTTCGGAAACAAAAAAATAATTGTTACCCAACGACGTATTTAAAATATTTACCAAATCCGTAAGAGAAAACAAATATTTTTTTTTATTCTGTACGAGCGAAAAGACACGCTGCGCACCCTCCGTTAAATTATTCAAATAAACGTCTTTCGTAATCAATAATGGTGTGATTTTCTGGCGATACCTATAAGCAAATTTCGCCAAAATATGATAAGTGCGTTGTATTTGCGCGAAATAGTACATGAATCGCGTTTTCGTTTTATCGGTCATGAACACATTTTCAAGAACTTTATTCAAGAAGTTGAATTTGGAGCGAAACGTCACATTATTCTCTAGTACATACATAATAAAGAACTGCTTTTCTACTCCTCTGCGCTCAGACTCTGGCAATAATGCCTCATGAAACGATTGCTCTTTTAAATAATCAAACTGCGTTTCCACTGAACCATCCAAATAATGTATGGGCAGTGGCTCTTTATATGCACCATTAAAAACGGCTTGGACTATTTGTAAAAATGTATGCATTCTCATTTATTTTATAAAATAATGTTTATATTGTTTTTTGTTTTACTGTAAACTAAAATAATAATTTATTAATTAGAATTGTGACGCAATATGCATTATAAATAATTTAGCAGACATTCTATAATTAAAATATATAATGTCTTTCTTTACTACTGCGCAAAAAAGAGACATTACAAATTACGTAAACTCTTATCGTGCGAAACATCAGGCACCCGCGCTTTCGTGGGACGACAGTATTTATGGAGCGGCACAAACATGGGCTTCTCGATTACTTTCGCAACATTCAATGCAACATAGTGGTAGTCCTTCTTATGGAGAAAACCTAGCTTATTTCAAGGGATATGGTACGGACCCCGTAGGTCTTGTTAAAAAAGCTGTTGATGCGTGGTACGCGGAAATCGCACTTTATGATTTTAATAAACCCGGGTTTAGTTATAAGACGGGTCATTTTACGTGTTTGGTATGGGTAGCCAGTACTAAATTTGGAATGGGGATTTCCATTGATTCAAAAACTAGTGAAGCCTATGTTGTTATGAATACTACTCCTCCTGGAAATTATACTGGGGAATTTGCTAAAAATGTTTTGCCGTTAACGTCAGCCAATCAACCTAGTCTACCAGTTAGTCAACCTAGTCTACCAGTTAGTCAACCTAGTTTACCAGACACCGATGTAGCTGTGCCTATAGTGCCACAAATGCGTAAGAAATATTTATATCAACAATTATACAACATTGTTTATGCTATCAATACAAATCAACCCAAATCTGTAATCATAGGTATTGTAAATAATATTATTAGTCAGTTAAATAGCTATCCTGACTTTTAGTTTATGTGTAACAGTTTATGTGTAACAGTTTATGTGTAACAGTTTATGTGTAACAGTTTATGTGTAACAGTACATGTATCAATAAAATTATTGATGTATGTTTCTTTGCGTAGGACTCGAACCGACTAATAATCGAATATTTAGTAATAGATTAATCCACAGGCAAGTTATTTGAGGATTCAAGTGCCTTCTTAATCACCTCCTCATTGTAACGGCGCGTCGTTTCTTCATCCGCCACCTCACGCTCCTCAAAATCCACCTTCTCCTTCACACCCACCAAATTACCTTCGTCATCCATGGACTGAGTGAGCACATTACCGGACTTGGCAGCCAGCTTGATGTTTTCCTCAATGGCCTTCTTCTTCGACTCCTTAACACGGCGGTCAAACTCCTGTTTCGCCTTTTCTTCATTCTCCAACTTCGACTTATGCAGAGCATTAAGCTGGTCCTCCATGAACTCCATGCGGCCAGTCTTGTACGCATCGGGGTCCCAAGGAATCCACATGCCCACTGGACCAACGTAGATATCATGATGGGGGTCCATCTCACGAAGCTTCTTACACTTCATCTCTGCCTCTTCCTGTGTAGCAAATACACCACGCAACTTGAGTCCACGCACTGAAGTCTGGAATGCATGTTCGCGATTAAACTGCTCATTTAGCTTATCTTCATGCTTATCCAAAAAATTCTTATAATCATCATTGACAGACGCAGCCTTCAACTTCTCAAATTCCTCGGTCTTAAACTCATCAAAATTCTTCATAACATCGTCAGCACGAAGGTTGTATTTGTAACTCATAAATTGCAAAAACTCACCAAACTTCTCCATAGACTTTGAGAAATCCCATTGCTTTACAAACTCGTCAAACAAATAGATTTCGCGTTTCTTCAATATCTTCTCGGGAGAAACGAAGGACATACAAGCGAATTTTTGTCCAGCAATGGGCTGGTCTTCGTCGCACAAATCAATATATTTAGGATTAAGAGACCCATTATCCAAAGTTTTCTTTTCGAAAGCTGACATTTCTTATAATATGGAGAGGATAATGTTTAAGTGATTTAGGAATTATTTTATTTATTGATTCATTTAGTTTTTTTGTTTCTATAATATATAACTGCGAAAATGAGCGGTATGGTGAACTTTTCAGAGCTCGTGAAGCGTATTATCAAGTATTTGGTCCTTGGTATCGTTATTTCCCTTGTCGCTGTCGTGATTCCCAAGAAGTCCCTTAATTTAGAGGAGGTGATTATTTTGGCCCTCAGTGCCGCCGCCACCTTTAGCATTCTTGACGTGTTCGTTCCCTCCATCGGTGAGAGCGCCCGCGCCGGTGCTGGCTTTGGTTTAGGCGCCAATTTGATTGGCGGTCTTCGCATGGTTGGTTAAACACCCTTTATAAAATAATAATATCTACTATTATTTTATATTATGCCTCGTTCCGTAAAGTGCCGCGGCAAGACAGCAAAGCAATGCAAACGTGCTCCCAAGAGCTGTAAGCGCGCGTCTGGTTCGAAGCGTTCTTTTTGCAGAAAGAGACGCAACACCACCCACAAAAAGAGGGGTTAAATTAAAAAAACTAGGTTTGTAATATAATGTAACTATATTATAAGCCAGATATGATTTTAGATAAAAAGGTGTTTTTAATGAGCCTATTAGTAATTGTAATAATAATTTCTCTTTTTCTTTTACGTGTTGAAACGTTTGAAGACAATGGAGAACCAATAAAAATATTAAATTTAGTGTTATATTCTTCGGATGGCGGTGGTCCTTATGACAGAATGCAAAAAATGACTCGCGAATACTACAAAAAGTTCTCATTTGTCACTACTTATTACTACTGTTTCGACCCAAAATTAGAAAAGGATTTTGATTTAAAAGACGATGTTTTATACGTAAAAGGTGACGAATCTTTTATTCCAGGAATATTACAAAAAACTATCGACGCGTTTGAATATTTCAAAGACGAAATACCTAAGTATAAATATGTGGTGCGTAGTAACATCAGTACAGTTGTTCGTTTTGATTTACTAGAAAAAGATTTGCGAGTAAATGCGGTTAAATACGGCTGTGCTCTTTGTTGGAATATGGAATATAACAAAAGAAAACAAGACTTGCCCGAAAATACTATCATATTCAGTAGCGGAACGTCCATTATTTTTTCACCTGACGTATTATTGAACATTATTAATAATAAAGACAAAATTGATATGGGTAAGATTGACGACGCTAGCATTGGCGAATTCGTACAGAACGAAATGCCAGAAGTAGAAATGCAGCCGGTTCTCAAAAACACTACCAATTTTGGGTTCCATTTCGTTCCAAATTTGGATGAGGATAAAGAAAAGATAAGAGCACTAATCAAGGATAATAAAATCATATTTTTCCGCAATCATAATGGAAATCGAGAACTCGACGCCAATCAAATGCGCATCATTATTGATGTTTTAAATGACGACGCGCCCAACTATGAATAGATTATACTGTTGGAAAAAACTCCCAGTCCAAATCATTACATACCTTCTTCCATATCATATCCTGTTCCAACTGTTTTTCACGGTCCTTCATCATTGGAATATAGGGCAAATACTGAACCTGGTCCAGAAGAACACATAGCTGATATAGAGTATATGTGTAATTGAAAAAATTGGTGCGATTTGCCGGACAGTGCACCGCCCAAGGTTTTTGAATCTCTATGAAGAGTACGCATAGAGTTTCGTGAAGTTCTTCGTTCATAATTGGTGGTTTAATACCAAATATGCTATTAATATATTGAATATGCTCGAAATATTTATTGAGACCAAGTTTTCTCAAAATCTCGCGCATTTTGTCGTAGTTTATTAATTTGATGTCTTTGATACGTTCTTTTTTGATACGGTCGCGAATTGCTGTAATAACTTCCTCGGGAATTTGTGTCGTTTCTTTGGCTTGAAATTGCGAGAGGATTTCCTTGAAATGATTCAGTCGGATATATGCAGTATAAGATACTTCATTCGGTGGCTCTTTGTTCGTGGGTTTAGAACTATCAATAATATATGTAATAAATTTACCGCATTTTTGATTATTGCAGATTAAGATTCCCTCTTCGTCCTGCGGAATCAATTCTCCTTGATAACAAGCCTCGCATATATCGGATTTTACAACAAAATCCTGGATATTAATAATATCGCCATTGACGTTACGCCAGTAGTTTTGATAAGACCGTTTGGCCTGATTGTATTTGTCGTTATTGGGGTCGGATGCATCCTCCGTTTTTGCCTTAATTTTAAAGAAGGAATTGAGAACCACGGAATTCTGATTGTTATCGCCCGTATTAATTTTCTTCTTTTCTTCGAAGTAATCGAAAATATATTTGGAGTTGTCCAATAAATACCGCTTTTTGGCTTGTTTTAAGTCCTTGATTTGGCGTTGGATTGCGAGAACTTTGTCTTTGATATCCATGTAGGCGTCAATTTCATTCTCTTTTAGGTTTGGTATTAAGGCTTTGAGACGGTCTTTTTCTTTCATTAATTCAGGTATAGTTGTTGTTTCACTATCATGAAAAGACTGTAACATTTCTTTGTGTTTTTCATCTATGGTGTTTGTAGTTTTTGGCTGGAGTTTTTTTTGATTGGAATTCATTTATTGATAGTTTTTATGAATAAATGAAGCTGATTTTTTATATGTGTTTTTTGGATTTTGTTTTATTTCGGCGTTGATAACCTTTTCGTTTTGTTACTCTTCGTTTTTTTGTTCTACGATTACCACCAACAGTAGGTCGTTTAAATAAAACTGTTTGATTTTCGCTATAATATCCACCAAATGCGCTTTGGTTTATCTGGTTGGGCATTCCGTTTTTTAACATAAACATAAATCGGCAGGCAGATGGCCGGTCGTTTGCCGCAAAAAAACGTCTTGCGTTTCCAGATTTAAATTGTTCTATTATAAAACCAGCAGTAGGGTTTACGGTGTATCCTCCATTTTTTGCAACCGCATTTATTTCTTGAAACAAGTCTCCTGTTCCCTTGAATAAGATTTCTCCGAAAAACCGTTTATAAAATTTCTTGTTGGGTTCAATAATAGAAGTTGAAAATAATGCATCCCATATATTTCCTGTTTGCCGATTTCTTATTTCATACACTTTTTCTACAACAGCTACAAGAGCATTTTTGAGAACGACGTGCGCCTTTAATTGAGTAGCAGTTTTTATATTAAAAGTCTTACTATTATTGATTACAATTTTAGGCATCGTCACTACTATTGTGCTAGTAATAATTTCTTTGTCAGTACCGTATACGATTTTTCCTTGATATGACAGGCCATTATTGTTTGTAATTGTAAAATCCATATCACCGCGTTCAATACCTTGCGATTGTGCGGAATTCCAAGTACATGTTGATGTCATGGCGTCAATAATTGATGTTACTGGACAAAACACTTTTGTCTGTAAATCACCTATACTCGCAGCGTTATTGATTATAAATTTAGTTTCCTTTTCTATCAAATTTGGTATTTCTGTGTTACCAAAACCGCGCTCTTTTATCTCTTCAATTAACCGCGTATCTAAGTTTTTACTTTTTCTTTTAGGTTTCCATTCCGCGATGGCCAATAAACAATCGATTTCCTCGTTTACAATTTCTCCTGGTATTTTTGTTGCTTTTCCGTTTGCATCACAAACACCAGTTAAATAAAGAACGGAGCGAGCAATAAATTTCATAAAATAATCGACGCTTTGTTTTTCTTTTGGTAATAATGCCCCAGTATCTTTGGCGCGTTGTTCTCGTTCTTGTTCTCTTTCTAATTTTTTTTGCGCAAGTGCTTCTTCTTTTTGTTTTTTCGCCTCTTCTTTGGCCGCATTTGCTTTTGCTAGTTCTGCTTGGATATTAATTTTATTTACCTCTGCTTGTGCAGCTATTGTACAAAAAAATAGTGCTGATTTTACACGTTCCGGTACGTTTAATTCTGTTCTACCTAATTTTTGCGGAATATCAATATATAAATGCTCCATGTTTTTTTTCAAATATTCTTTCTCCTTTTGTGAGAAATTCTTTATGTAGTCGCTGCATATATTTAAAACTTCATCTATTATCTCCGTTTTTTTCTTTTTATAATTGGATTCGAAATCTTCTTTCGCCATTTCAATAATAAGTTTTTCGTTGGTATCTATTTCATCAAAGTAGTTCTTATTTGTTGTATAAAAGTTGTTTATAGCATCAATAAAAACAGACTCTTGTCCATTCATAGGTAAAATTTTGTTGTTAAACCCTCCACTCATAGCGTCTTCAACATGCATCGGGGGACTATTCTCTTCAACTGCATCATTCACTTCGCTAGTTTCTAAAAAGTTACATAATGTATCCAAAAAGTCATACATGTTCACAAATGTTTTTTTGCCAACACAATGTTTCACAAATATATAAAATTGTTCGACAACTTTATTTACTATATTATACTGTAAATTTAATATTTCTATGTCTTCCTCATCCTCCACCTCGTTTTCCGTGACTTGTTTATAGCTTTCCTCGTATTGCATATTTAAAATAAATTCTACGGGTATTTCATCACTAATTTCAGCAACAGGTGCATTCAAATCCGGTTCCGAAATTTCAACGTCGGTTTCTTTATTATGGTGAATCATTTCTTGAACAATATTATTAACTTCCTCATCTGATTTTATTTCATCCTTCGAAACTAACTCTGTCTCTTCCTCTGTATTTACGATTGGAATAGTATTGTTTATGAATACATCTAATGCTCGAAACATTATTTGATTACGGATATGGTCAATAAATTCGTTCACGATTGGGTCCATTTCTGGAGGAAAATCAATGTATGCTTGTTTTACTTCTGATTCAACCATTTTTATCTCTTTCGTTTCTGCTTCACCTTCGAAATCAGTAGCAAGATTTCTATCAGGCTCAAGATTAGGTCGTTTAACTCGCTCTTCGTCAATCATCGTATTAAATACACTATCGATGTTGCTTATAGGTCGTTTATAGCTCGTCCTATCAATATCCATTGTGTCTACCATAGCAGCCCCACCACGACGACCTCCTTCCGTGAGCTTAGCAATAAACGTTTGAACATTTGACCATCTCTTCGAATTGTTGTCATGATAGTCATGAATAACATCATGGCCTATAATGTTTAATATCAAAAACAAAGTTTTATAATTATCAAATTCTAATTTCGCCATTCTATTTTAAATATCGCTACAAATTAATTGTTTCGTAAAAACCCCATTTTCACATTATCACCATATTATAAATGGAATTCCCACTAAATTTACCTTCAAATATTCAGATGGACCGAAAAAGATTCCAAAAAATGGTATTTATTGCCAATGCTCTCGACCAAGGGTGGTCCGTCAAAAAATCACAAGACTCCTATATTTTCACTAAAAAACACGAAGGTCGGCGTGAAATATTTCAGGAAAACTATTTAGAAAATTTCATTATTCATAATGCAACATCAACGGATTTTTTTACCAAGTAAAAAACATTGTCATTATATATATAAAATATATAATGAAAGGCGGAGATTTAGGTGCCGATGCAGCTTTTAGGAAAATATTAAGTATTGGATACGAATTCGAATGCAGTCACTTAGCTAAACTTTCCCTACATTCGAATAAAAAAACCCTTATTAATTCCGATTTGGCTTTGCGGCGTCTCGGTGAATTAATGGACAGAAAAACCATCAAAAAAGTCGACGACCCACATTATTTACACGTGCGCATTCCTATTCATAAAAAACATGGCCAAAACGACCCCTTAACAGAAACCGAAGAGGAAGAAGAAGACGAATTTTTGCGCGAACTCAAAGACGAATTCCCCGAAGAATATGAAAAAGAGCAACAAGAAGCCGCTCTTGCGAAAAAGGAGAACGAGTCCTATTTGGAATATTTCTACGAAAATCGTAAAACCGATAATCTAGATACGATTAAATTTCATATTACCAACGATTTGGCAGATACGCAATTCAATCTCATGCTCAAGGAGAAATGTAAAGACCTCACGATAGCTAAGAACGATATGTACGTGTTTAAGACAGAAAAAGGTAAATTATACGATTTCAAATTTTCCGAAGAAATCGCTACCAATCAATATTGTGATAGTTTTTCCAGTGTTGAATTTGTGGTTACTTATTATCGCCCTAAACAGGACTTTGCAAATGTGATTTTAGATACATTTGTTGACGCATGTAGTCGTATTGTTGACCATATGGGTGATTTGACTCGGGTCAAAGGCGAATTGTTAATGCATGATAATGCAAAGACGCATTATCGACCGACGAGTCGTTTAGGAAAGGACCGCAATCTATACCATAAACCAGGAACCAACGTATTTTATATGGATACTTATGACAACGACGATGTTGACGAATTACATAGTTTGTCTCAAGCCAGAATGGCCCCTCAAATGACGTTTCGTACTAAGGCACAAGACTCGCTTTCTGTTATGAAAGAAATAGTAAGACTACACGGAAAAGTCAAAAAAGGCAAATCGATTGCAAAAGACATGAATTATGAATTGGATACGATAGTTTGGATTGAACAACAAATTGATAAATTAATAAGCGAACATAATGCTTTAAATCAAAAACATATTTTGATGAATACGGATATAGGACAAACCCTGAAACTCTATTTGTTTTTGATATTTTATAAATTAAATATGATTATTTTAAATCACGTTGATATTTTTTCCAAGGAAAGCTATTTGAAAGACTATTTGACCTTTTCGTCCAGACATTCCAATGAAACATTATATAAACGTTGCAAAGAGATATTGCGAGAACATTACGGAATCCACAACACCGAACAAATAATAGAATTTTTCACTCGACCCAATTCGACGCAACAATTTTATGAACCCGATGCGGACGAAGAAGAGGACGAAGCCGATTTTGAAGAAGACGGCGCTTATAAATACAATTACGATGCTTATATTGCCGATTTACCAGATAATGACCCTAATTTTGGTAACCCAATGTTTTCTATGATATCCTATTTTAAACGCCTAGAAAAAGGCGAAGACTGGTTAAAAGAAGCAGGTTGGGACGTATTTTCAACAACATTTGAACTTAAAAACGACGAGGTGCTCTTAGAAAACCGATATTTTATGTACGAAATCAATTTGTTTTTGAAGAACCATACCAACGGTCATTTTGCGGACCGTGATTTAACCCTTCATAATCTGGCCACGGTTGTAAATCACTTTTATGGCGCTGCAAAAATGAAAAAAATGATGACACTCACTGTGCACCCAAGTAAGGGCCGGTTGACAGCGCGGGCTAGTTTGAAAGAAAGCTTGAAAAAACGGCTGACTGCAAAAGTTGGCCCCAATTCCAAATATATTCGACCGGCCAGTAAGTCAAAATCGGCTCGCCCATCGGCTTCCAGAAAAACCGCCAAATTGGCGTCTCGATTGTCGGTTATTGTCGAGGGAGAAGAATAATTGGTTAGCAAAATGACATGAAGATAATCATTGATGTCATTGAAATGCCAAGCAGATGCGAAATCGGCTGTGGAAAGTCAGCCTATTTTAATATTGCTGGAAATAAAAAAGGGCGATTTTGTTCTGGACATAAGTCCGAGGGAATGATTAATGTAATTGACAAATTATGTGAGCACACTGAATGTTCTGGCCAGCGAGCCACGTTCGGTTTTCCTGACGAAAAGCCCCGTTTTTGTAACACACACAAGTTGGACGGTACCGTAAATTTGACACTGAAACGATGCCTGGGGTCGGGTGGAAAAAAATGTTATGTTACGCCTATTTATAATAGCGAAGGAGAGTCAAAAGGCGTTTATTGTATTGACCATAAGTTGGACGGCATGGTGAATGTTGCCAGTAAACGATGCGAACATACTAGTTGTAAAATTGTTGCTCAGTTTAATATGAACGGGGAAACAGTCGGCCGTTTTTGCTCAAAACACAAGATGGAGGGCATGATTGACATAAAACATATGCGCTGTGAATTCGCCGGTTGTTCAACTTCGCCTTCGTATCGTTTTGAAACAGATACGCATTGCAGATTTTGTTCCGTTCATAAGATGGAAGGAATGTTTGATGCCAAACATAGAAAATGCGCCGAGTTGGGGTGTACTAAGAGTCCGTCGTTTAATTATGTTGGAGAAAATAGGGCAATGTATTGTAACGACCATAAATTGGAAGATATGATAGATGTAAAGCACGATAAATGTGAAAACGTGGGGTGTAATTTAAGGCCACTTTATAATTTTAAAAACGAAAAACGGGGAAGATTTTGTTTAATGCATAAAGTGAATGAAATGACTGATGTTGTTTCTCGCAAATGTTCTTCAACATGGTGCGAGAATAGAACAAACAACAATAGACACGATGGTTATTGTTTGTTTTGTTATATTTATTTGTTCCCTGATAAACCCGCAGCAAGAAATTATAAAACAAAAGAAACAAGTATAGTAAATCATATTAAAAACAAATACCCCGATTTTAGTTGGATATCCGATAAAAAAATTTCGGATGGATGTTCTAAAAGAAGACCCGATTTACTGTTAGACCTGGGTTATCAGGTTTTGGTTGTGGAAATTGACGAAAATCAACATAATAACTACGATTGTAGTTGTGAAAATAAACGTCTTATGGAAATATCTCAAGACATTGGGCATAGACCCTTGGTATTTATTCGTTTTAATCCTGATGCATATATTAATAATAACAATTTATACATTAAATCATGTTGGCGTCCAAATCAATTGGGTATATTTATTATTAATAAAGAATTAAACACAGATTGGTCGAATCGATTAACGGTTTTGGAAAATCAAATACAATATTGGATAGATAATACAACAAATAAGACTTTAGAGGTAGTACACTTATTTTATGATGGTTTTGATTAAAATATCTGCGACTTAGGTAAGAAAATTATGCGTTTATTGAATTGATGGATTGTAGGGCCAATCCATTAATTAATTAATTAATTTAGCAATTTGTCCGGAAATTATTTTCTCAGCATAGTATATACCAAAGTCGCTTGCATGGGTGGAGCTCTTATGCAACTTGTCGCTTACGGTGCTCAGGACGTGTTCCTCACGGGTACCCCCGAAATTACTTTCTGGAAGGTGTCTTAC